TTACATTATTAATTATACCGCATTTCAATGCATTAGTCAACCCTTTTTTATAACTTTTTTAAATTTTTTACAGCAAAAAAAGCCCTCCCAAAATGGGAGGGTTAAATCGTCTTATAAAGTTTCTGGCCAAGGGTCGTCTGTGGTATAGGTCATGTTAGTAAATCTGATATCTGTGATATCGCGATCAGTTGGTACTGGATCATCAAATTGTAAGCGAACATGATTATTATCGCTGTTTCCACCAACATACCAAGTGCCATAGCGCTGTCCTTTGTCATTCATCATGATGCCAATTTTAGACCCCGTTGGACGAAAGCCTGACGGGAGTCCACCGATTGGGAGAATCGTAACGTTTCTCTCTTTGTCTGAGCTTTGTGGATAATATCCTTCGGATCCTCTACGTTTGATCCCAAACCACCCCCATTTTAGGCCACCAAAAGTAATTTCTACAGTAGAGTTAATCCGTCTAAGCTCAATATATGCGTTATCCAAATTTGATCGGATAGTATTAGGTTGCACTGGGCCTGTATCGCCGGCTAAAATAGACCATGTTTTCCAACCTGTCCCAGCTTTTTTCTTGATCCACTTATAAGCACCGTTTTTGGCCGTGGTATCAACGTAGGTTGTACCGATATCAGCTTTTAAATCGTATGGGAAGCCTTCACCTTTTAGGTCCGTGTCATTCGCTTCAACGTTGCGTTTCAATTCCTCAAGATCGTTTTTGGTCGCAAGCCGGCTCGTTTGGTTTTGGAGCCCGGCGAAAGTCGGAAATAAGCTGTATGCTTTGTTCAATGACAAAAACTTTTTTTGATCGTTGTTGAGATTATAAATATCTTTCCCGATTAGCTTGATAACTTCTTTTAATTTATCCATTTGTCACCTCCTTAGAGGTTGTTTTTGGCGTTATTGTAAACTTGTACAAAGTCAGTATTTTCTAAGTTAGTAAATTTTTGACCCAGCTCAGTCATTTTTGATACGATCGCACTGTCTGGGTTTTCGCCAGCCTTGATCTTATCTGCGATTTCTTTGAGCGTGTCCAATTCTTCTGGTACACCTTCGCCAAGAATAGCAGTTTTCACACCTTGGATCGCTGTATCCAGTTGTTGCTGAGTGATACCGCCTTGGCCTACTTCAGACTTGTCAGCCTTGTTGGCAAGCGTGGTCTTGATTTCTTTTACGTCAGCTCCTACCGCTTGAGCGAATTGAGTTAATTTTTCTGTGTTTAAAGTCATGTTCTGTCCTTTCAAATTTTAGCTAGATTGTATAGTACTGTGAGATCTGGGATCTCTTCCGTCTGTGGTCCGTTTGGGTGCGCCGAAATGTACTTGTCGATCTCTTCCTTGACATCATTTTTAACAAGATCCAAGACTTGTTCGCTTGTATATTCGTCTGCCGACTGAACCACGTCAACACGGACGTTTTGGTCACTCGGAAAGACATACCCACCACAAACCACCTCAACGAGGTAGCTCTCGACTGGGAGGACTTTAGGAATTTTAAAGGTCACTTTTGAGCCTTGGACTGTCGTACTAAAGGACGCTTTGCCCTGCTTGCTCGTAAAGTGAACTGTAGCTTCCTGTCCATCAAGATCAATCGGTACCCATCTCTCGTCGTATAATTCAAATCCAAAAAGGGAGGCCGAGTCGCCTTGTTTGACAACCCGACCGCCCTCAAACTGCTTTAAATTGGTACAGTTTGAGCGATTCATTCAATCACCCCTCTTTACTCATAATAATTAACTAGATCGTCCTTATCCCAGCAAGATAACCAGATAGGGCCGAATTGCCCAAACTCAAACAATCGCCAATAGTAACCGCCGTAATAGCCGCCTTTGCCTGTGTCAGTGATATTGACCTCATCTAGTTCGAACGAGAAGAACATTCCCGCTTTAAAGTCTTGATCTGCGCCGTCTGGCAAGTTGTTTCCGTCTTTATCGACCCAATTCACCATTGCTACCGGGATACCGTTTTGTGTCCAATCAAACCCGATTGGTGTGAGATAGTCACATTTAATTTGCCACATACCGTTGACATACTTAACCTCGTTCGCTTGGTAAAAGGCCTTGTCTTTTGGCTGTACGGCCGTGTTCGCTTGATTGTTGGTTTGAGGTGCCGTGTCAGCGTATCGCCAAACCTCGATATAAGCTGGTTTATTCCAGCCATAATAATCATTCCAAGGATAAGTATTAATCGCTTGCCCTGTTGCGCCTTGAGTTGAATAATCGCAAGAGATAAAGTATGTATCGTCGATCATCGCTCCGACGTGTCCACCAGCACCGCCAGATGAGGACATATCAGCGCCCCAGCTCATAAGAATAATATCGGCCGGTTGTGCGTCCCAACTTTGATTGATACTCACACGATAGAAGCCGTTATTTGCGAGTTGCTGTCCAAGCGTAACCGTCGACGGTAAGCCGATGATATTGATTCCAGCTTCTTTCAGCACTTGCGACATGATACCCGAACAGTCTCCAGTACCGTCCGAACCATTCCGACTTCCCAGCATTGAATAGGTAATCAGCCCACGACGACTAATAAATCCGTTTACGATAGATTGTTGTACACTCATGGTTGACCTCTCTATTTCTTCCATTCTTCGTTAGCACGTTTAACTGCTGCCTCGATAAAGGTATTGAGTTCTTGATTCGTCAAGTGGATATTTTGCGACTCGAGGCCTTCAATAAGGCTTGTTTTAGCGTGCTCTAGCTTATCCTTGCCGTGGATATCCAACTTGTCCGCAACCTGCTCTGTAGCGTTGACCGCGTTTTTGGCCAAAATCTCAACGATCTCGATCGCTTTCTTGCCACCGCGCATAAGCAAGTATTTTTTGATTGCTTGTACCACGATCCCAGTTAAAACTACTAAAATGCTCATCGCCGATGATGTGATAATGCTTGTGATTTGATCCATGTTATTTGTCCTCTTTAATTTCTAGCTCTAAGAAGCGCTCAAAAAGCACTCTTATAGCACCGTTTCCGCCTAACTCAACGTAACTTTCATATAATTTCGATAGCTCCTCTATCTCATGCTGGTTTGTGTGTCCGCGTTTTAACGCGTTCTTTAAATTCTCCTGCAATCGAAAACGTTGAAGCCGTTGTAATCCCTTCCCGATAATCGTCAAATTCCGTTGGTTATCTTTTCCAATCTCTTCCACGGTTCCTACTGACTTCTCGAGGGTGTCTATCTTATTAGATAGACCCTCAAGACGTTTGTCAGCTTCTTTGGAAGTTTTGGTACTTTTGAATGAAAAGTAACTTGGAATAATGACGACTAAAACGGGAGTTAACTTGTCAACTAGTGCCAATAGGTCCAATTTTACCACCCCCTATTTAACTACTAGCTTACTGTACTGGTTGAGTTTCAAGATCTCCCGCTGGTTTTGGATCTTCTGGTTTTGGCTCTGTCCATTTCCAGATTCCAATTTTGCCGTTTTGGTTCAATGCTTCCAACTGCTCAAGCGTTTCGCCTTGGTAAGTAAACGGTTCCGTTACTTGGATCATGACGCGCTTACCTTCGCTAAATTTCTCTGTATGGTTTGGGTCTTCGATCGCAAAGATAGCTTGTGCTGGATAAGTTGTCCCAACTTTACCAAGATCGACCAACTCAAGGCCGCGTTTGAAGACTGTAGGATCAAGCGGGTGGTCAACGTCAGTAACGCGAGCAAGAACGCTCCATTCTGCGACGTCTTTCACTTTTTGGATTTCTTCGTCTTTCTTAGCGAGTTTTGCTTCGTACTCTTGCGCTTGTGTATGCAAGTCCTCTTGCAATTTCTTCACGCCCTCGGCTGGGTTCAACTCAGTCGCAACTTGTCCGAGTACGGCTTGGATCAGCACTTCATCTGATTCGTTGGTACGGTCACCGATCAATACACGCTCAAATGCTGTGTAAGGGTTCGATGAGCGAATTGAAACGAAAGTGCGTCCTTCTTCTTGCAAGTATTTGTTAATAATTTTAAATTCCATAATTTATTTACCTTCTTCTAATTTCTGTGCTGCCTCATCAAAGAGGTCTTTGAGTGCTGTGTCGCTGTTCAAAACGCTGTTAACGCGCGCTAGTTGTTGCTGTACTTGTTCGAGTTGCGCTTGAGCTTCCTCAAAATACGCTTTGTAATTCGCGTTTTCGATAGCTTCGTTAGCAAATTTAATAGCGAGATTGTTGATGATTTTATCTGTTGTGTTCATGGCGTCCTTTCTACTACTTAATTAATCGGGCCAAGTGCTGTCCACGTATAACTAGCTCTATTTTCTTTAACTTGGTGCAGTTGTTTGATATTGCGATAAATGTCGTTAAACAAAGCTTTTAGATTGTGGTTTGCGTAACCAGATAAAGCGATGTTATTTGCCACAATCCCTCTAGTCGTGCTTATAGTGCCCTTAGTTGTTATGTCACCATTAGCTGTTATGTCACCATTAGCTGTTATGTCACCATTAGCTGTTATGTCACCATTAGCTGTTATGTTGTTTAAATCGTAGATGTCATTCGTGATCGTATTTATTTTGATTGATTTAGGATCATTTGCGTTGTACATAAACTCAACCCAATCTCCATAAATATTGACCGCTGTCGTATTGTCATTTGCATTCCAGATCTGGATACCGGCTGAACCATCGTCCATTTTTACGTGTTTCTTTGAGTTAGACATAAGGGCGGTATAAGTTCCGTCTTTTCCACTAATTCTACCAGCTCCAAAAACCAAGTATTGCAATGGACGGTTTGTAAATTGATTACGGATACCAACGTCGTATCCGTTCATTTCAATCCAGCCTGTTTGTAAATCAAAATCAGTAACGCCATTCAAAGATGATAACTTACCACCTTTGATAATGTTTGCGGTCAGACCATCTGATACGACATTCTTGGCCGATACGTTGATAAGTCTCGCTATGTTTGCGTCAATTTCTCCAATATGAGCCGTTCCGATCTGACCGTTTCCGATCATCGCTTTCTTAATAACCCCGTCCTTGACGTATGTCTTCTCACCAATTGCGATAAGAGCTTCATTCAGTTTGATTGAACCATCTTTGTTGAGATTTAGTTGCCCTAAGATATCACCCGCACTATTAAGAGCACTGATCGCGTAAGAATCATTCAGTTGTTTAACTTGGGTTCGTGTGATGATTTCCTGTGGTGAGGTATTGTCGACGAAATTTTTCGGAGGGGTATCTCCTCGGATCAACGATACCTTCCCGACTGCTACTGTACCGTTCCTCATCAACCAGATTTCAAAAGGGCATTCTCTCACTCGATTTAACGATTGCTTAACGGTCATTGTGCCTGTTACAACCTGCCAGCCAGTCTTATCAAAATAAATCCTATCGGAGGCGATAACCCCATTTGATCCCCAAAGTTCAAGGCCCATCGGCCGATCTGGTAACACGTCCACCCACAATTCCATTCGATAGCTTAATTTCTCGCCTTCGGTGAAGGTCGAAGTCATAAGTGGTAGTTCAAATCCATGGTAGACCGATACTTGTTTATCAACTGTCGTTATACGCAATAGTTTAGTATCGGCTCCTACTTCTATAATATTAGAGTCTGAGCCTTTCTTGTTCCACTTACTAAAATTCGTAGGATCATACACTAAGTTAAAATCATCTTTAGCGTACTTTCCGACTTCCGTTTGGAAGATCTCGCTACTCATTACCAGCCGTGAAAGCTTATCGGGCGCGTCTGTTTCGCTTGTACCGATAATGCGCTCGTAGAGTAGAGAGTTTTCTTTTACTTTTTGAAAGTCAACATCATTTACTTTTCCAGCAATCTGACTAGATAGATTTGTAAACCGGCCATCAATGCCCTGTTTAAATTCAGCTAGTTTAGCTTCGTTATCTCTGGTTAGAGCTTCAAAACGTTGTCTCGTACCTTCAGCATTTTCTGTGAAGGTACTCTTTGCGACATAATCTCTGGATAAGGTCTCGCGAATAGTGGTCGATAAGCTAGCTGTTTCTTCTCGAGCGTATCGCTTCAATTCCTCCTGACGTTGGCCGTCCTTTTCAACAAATGATGTTATTTCTCCGATTTTCGTCTTTATGCCTGATGTCGTTTGATCGACTTCAATCATTTTAGAGCCATATTCATTTTTAAAGGTCGTAACGTCTTCACTTAATTGTGTTTGCGCCCTCTCTGCTGTAGCCTTAAACGTGTTTAGATTATTGACGTTCTCGTCTGCGATTCTCTTTGCTTCTCGTCCTAAATCAGCGCTTGCATTGGCTCTGGCTAGTGCTTCTGCACTACGAACATTTGCGTCAGCAATAGCTCGGTCGGTAGTAGTCTTAGCTTCTTCTAGTTGCTTATCAACCTCTTTCTTGATCTTATCGACATCTTCGGTATCAATACGTTTCTCCCACATTGAGCCATTCCAGACGTACATACGGTCATATAGACCGTTCTTCTCAAACCAGATATCACCTACCTTATGCTCTTTGTTATCTGGGCGATTGTACCAGACCTTGTTACCTTGAGCGTTTAACAAGTAGTCTGGTAAGCTAGTCTCAAAGTCTTTCTGAGCTTTAGCGATATCATCTACCCGTCCAGCAAGACCGCTTTGCATGGTTGATCTGACGTTCGTACCGATATCACCATATTCAACACTTTCGTTTCGTTCGTTGACAAAATCGTAAGTGATCGTGCTTACTTTCAAAGTTTCATCGGTCAGCCCAATCTGTGGATAATAGACAGGCACGATATCGCATAATTCGACTTCTTCGATCCAGCCATTGTCGGCATAATCTAGCGTTTTAGCTAGATCAGCATACTCGATTTTAATATTAATCTTAGGTTTACCGATTGCGTTGCGTTCCATGTAGTCGTTAGCTATCTTACGCAATTTATCCGGTGTTGGAAGGTTTTTCTTCTTGCCATCTGTGCTAAATTCGCTAGAGAAGTCTACAACTTTAATTCTGCGATGAGCGTAGAGAGCCTTGTACTTACTATCTACATAATTCTCTGGGAGTGTGACCGTTACAGGATCGGGTTGATTATCGCTAGTATCGCCCTCTGGTTTATCGGGTGTATAAGTCGCAAACGGTAACACGCTAGTGTATGCACTCTCGATTGTTTCGTCCAGTTCAGCACTTAGGATATTTCGCCCGTACTCTAGCACGGTTGGA